AACTATCTTATATTTCATATTATACATATGTAGCTTCTAGCTTCAATTACTGTTTAACTTGATTAGGAGCTAATTTATATCCTAATTGTTTAACATAAGTATCATCATCTGTTCCTAATGCTTTTTTATTTAACCTAAAGGCATATGGTGTTAAATAAGCACCTGCTGCTCCAGAAGTGGACATCTCTTCTACTTCTTTTTCATTTGCATCAAGTATATTTTTGGAAAACATTTCTTCTAAATAATCTGATAGTGCTACTCTAATTACACCCTTTAATCTACCGTCATCAGGAATGTTATATTTATCTACTATAGCTTTTGCTACAGCTTCAACTCTTTTATCATTAAGATTAACCATATCAGAAACTGATAGTTGATTTTCATCTAATCCCTCAGACATTTTCATTGTTATTTTTCTATACTCATCAGGATATTCATTCCTAATATGTGTACGTATTTTATTTCTTAATACACGAGCTTCATCATATATTAATCTTAATTTATCATCTGTTTTTGCTTTAGTATAAACACCTTTAGATGTTTTAACTAAATTACTTGCATCATCAAATAATTCCTCAAAATTAGGTATATATTCTATATTCCAAGAAATTCCTCCTGTTTCTTTATTTATATCCTTAACGGTTGATTTAATCCCACCAGAAATTTTAACATCTCCTACTTTAAATTTACCCGTTTTATCAACTTTAGGTAGATTATCTTCAGGAGCTTCAGTTAATTTTTTTATTATGTTTTCTATTTTACCCATTTGCTACAGTTAATTCTTCTAATAATGAATGATATTGTAACAGATCAACTAAATGTTTACTTTTAACTGAAGTTCTTTTATTTATTTCTACAATTAATCTATCAATTTCTTGTAATTTAATTTTTGTAGCCTCATCAGTAACTTTTGTTGTGTGTTCTTTTAGTGATGTTTTTATATTAACTATTTCTTTATTGAAAAATTTTTTTAATACTGGACCATTATCAGCTGAGTTGATAAACTCTTTAAGTATTAATTTTTGTTTTGTATTTAAAGTATCATATTTAGTATTAAAATTTTCTAATAATACATGATATGTTAATGTGCGTAAGTCTTTATCATATGATTTAAACTCATCTAACACTGTGTCTTTTATTTTATCAGTATTTATTTTACTACTTGATACATGCTCTAATATAGTAATTTTATTATCTACTACTTGATTAGGGTTAGTTGGTTTATCTGTGTTATATATTTCTAATAATGTATATAATGAAGCTTGTGCTTTATAATCAGATAATTTAGTTTTAAATAATTCTTCTAAATTATAATGTTTTTTTAATTCTTTAATTAATCTATATTTTTCACCTTTTAATTTAGACTTATTGAGTTTTTTAGATTGCTCTAATATAGTATTTAAAACCATAGAAGCTCTATGTTCTGTAAGATTTTTTACCTTAAACATAGTTTCATACAGTTTATACTCTTTTCCCAATTCAGTATTAACAAAATATTCTTTTATTATCTTAATTGCTTTGGAATTCTTCCCTGATAAAGTATCACCAGTAATTTTCTTCACTAAGATCTCGAAGAGAATACCGGTATTTTTAAACTTTGAATGTTTTATATACATCAATATTTATTTTAGTATAAATATATTAAGATTCTTGTTCCTTAATATTTGATTCATCAAGAAGCGACGATTTTGCCTTATCTTGCTCAAATACCATTTGTTTCTTGCCAGGAATTGAATTTAACATACTTTGGTGTTGTAAAAATTGGGTATTACCCTCTAATGCTAATGCACTTTTGCCTGTGGCATTATAATCTTTTTTCATACCTGCAGCACCTAATCTATCTTTTCCAAAATTATCATCTTGGGTATTTCGTTTAGTTGCTTTTTCAGTAGGTCGACCTAAAGGGGTTTTATCATCTGTTCCTTCTTTGTAACCATCAGGTACATTTGCTGGGTCAGAATACATTCTACCTGATCCATATAATGAAGCTAAATCATGAGGTGTACCATATGATTTACCTGTTTCAATTGGATCATTACCTTCAGCTTCAATTTGAGCAGTTCTAAATGTACGTTTAGCATCTTCTCTAATTAAATCTCTATATTCATCAAATTGATCTTCACTTAAATGGAATATATGTTCATAAATCCAATCTGTAGGTAATAATTTAGTTTCCATCATTTGAGCAGCTAAGTCAACTTTTTCTTTCATTAACGCTATTCTTTCTTGATCATAAATGATTGAAGGGTTAGTTAATGATAATTCAAAGTTACCTAATTGCTCATCTCTATACCCTTGAGTATATAAATGAACTAATGCTATTTTATATAATTCTGAAACTACAATTCTTTGTATACGTTCTATTGTACGAGCAAATCTAATGTCTTGAGCTGCTAGAGTAGCTTTACCATCTGAATTTTCATCATACCCCATAAATTGTTTAGGTACTTTTAAAGCTGCAAATAATTTATCTCTTAAATACTCAACATCCTGAATTCCATCCCATTGTAAACCATTTAAATTTTCAATTTTAGTTGCTTGATCATTTCCTCTAACTGGTATATAAAAATCTTCTAATATGTTTTGCATATTATATTTTAGGTTATATTCACCAGTATCTTGATCTACAAATGGAGTACGCTTTAATTTACTTAAAGTTTTTTCCATAAATGCATCTACTTCATTTGGAGGAATAGCTCCAACATTCATATAGAAAATACGCTTTTCAGGTGCACGTACAATTCTGTGGATTAACATTGCATCTTCCATTAACGTATATTGCTTAAATAACTTTCTAGCTGGTTCAATATATGATCTACCGTAAGGTAAGAAATTCATATCAGATAATAATCTAAAATGAGCCATTTCATAATTATCAAATATTATAGAAGCTGCTTGATTACCAGAATTTGGTACATTATAATAACCATATGTTGAAGTCGAAACACCTTCTGGCTCAAATCTAAATTTAACTTCCATTGGGTTATTATCTTCTCCAGTTTCAGGATTATGACCTATTTGTCCCTCTATTCTTTCAATATGAAACGCAGTATAAGGTATTACATTATAAACACCAAATTTTTCTGCAACCTCTAACTTTAAGAAGAAATCACCATATTTACACATATTACGAATCCAAGGCCATAGATTAAATTCTATGTTTAATACATCATAAAATAAATTATAAAGTATTTTTTGTATATCTTCATCTGCTGATTTAATAGATAATACTTCACCCATGTCATTTTTTAGTGTGCTTTCGTCAGCTACTATATCCAATGCTGATGCTATAATAGCATCCATGTCCATTGCATCATATTCTGAATACAATAAAGGACGCATAACTTGGTAATTAAATGCGTTTTGTTGTCCATAAATAGATGTGCCTGAATTTGTATAAATTCTATTAAATCTATCTACTAAAGAATTTGTATCTAAATCACCTGTTTGTTGTGCTTTATTAACATCAAATACTTTAAGTTGATTACCACCAGCATTACGTATAATTACGTCAGTTGAAAATAATCTTTTTAGTCTTGAAAATAAACCTTTATCTGCCATTTTATTTTATATGTTTATAAATATTATATTTATTACCCTACTAACCAACTTACATCGTGGTCTTTACCACCTATGTTGACTTTATATGGGTTTTCTACATTACTACCGATAGCGTTATTACCTCCATAACCACCACTCCAATTTACTTTATTACTTTTTACACTACCTAATGTTGCTCTTGCCATATCTAAACTTTGTTGTTGAAATTTCAACGATGTATCACGTAGGAACATACCAATTCCAAATGACATAACCAAGTCATCATTGTAGCCACTTTGAGCTTCTGGTCTTCCATTACGCCAAATGAATACTTTCATTTCTTCAAGTAAACGTTTTGAACGAATAACTACGGATTTATCACCAACAAATTCTCTAAATTTATTAATACATAAAGGTCTTGTTCTCATTGACATTGTAAACCCTGGTACCATTTCACTACTACCTTCATATGCTCTTAAATATGATTCAGCAGTCATTTTATCTGTTTTAGGTGACTGATATAAATTTCTATATCCTCTTTCCTTAATTGCATCTAATGTAGCCCATCCTATGTTAGCATTCTCTACTACTAACATTGCATTATTATATTCAGTAGCTAATCCTGTTAAAAAATAACCAAATTCTTTTGGAGGTAATTGTCCTCTATATTCACCTACTTGTGTATTTGTTTCAACATCAATTATATGACATGCCGAGAAATCTTTACCATCACCTCTAGCAACGTCGGCTGCAATCATATATTCTCTTGAATAATCAGCTCCTTCCCAAATCCATAAATTTTGATCTACACCCCTTCTTTCTAGTGGATCTTGTATTGTAGTTTGTTGAATAAAATCAATCCACTCAGAATAAAATACTATATCACCAGAAGTACTAAAATCACAATCACATTCTTGTGCTGCCATTCTAGGATCACCTAATAATTCATCTTGTCTATTTCTCCATTCTTGATCTCTTTCAGGATGTACATCCCAAGGTAATCTAAT